GCATATAGAACCCCCTCTGTTGAGTTTATCAAACTTGCATTTCCGCTATTGGTCGCTATATCTTGTAAACGTGTTACTGTGCTTCCTGATGTTGGAATGTATGAAGTAGCGTAAGATAGTTGTTCTAATTGTGCTCCCCATATGTAAACATTATCTAATGTAACACCAGAACCTCTAAAGTCTACTGCGTAAAAACTATTACTTATTTCTTGAAACTCAAACCTTTGCCACTCGGTAGTTACATTGATTTGCTTACTTTGACCGTCTCCTAAAGAATATATAACACCATTAGTTTCAGCTCTCATATATATGCTTCTACTTTGTGGAGTTATTGCACCAAAACCGCCATCTAAAACATAACTTGAGCCAATAGTTCCTTGAACTTTATATGCATTATTTCCGCCATCTGGAGAGGGTTGATTAGGTGTTAATATAACAGCAGCTTGTTTTATCCAATTAGACTGACTAAAATTCTCCGAATAAGGTATTAAATTCGTGCTCTGCGGCTCAAATAACCAGTGTCCTGTGCCTCCAGTATAATCTATTCTAGGAAGGTTAGTGTCGTCTGTAATTTCTAATATTGAGATGTTTGTTATACTGTAAGAGCTTCCACTTGATGTTGTAGAGTAAATTCTTAATTCGAGGCTATTTGGAGCAGTAACATTAAAAGTATGCTCTCCGTTTGCGTAATTTGCATATGTAACTAAATTACTTGCTGTTCCAGCTCCTAACGCAAAAAAAGCAGTTCCACTCGTTAAGTCAGCGACTGTTAATTTTATTTGATATTTCTTATTTGCAGTAAAAACATTGCTTGAAGTTCTAATATCTCCGCCAATAGTATCACTAAAAATAGCTTTATTAGTACCAATACTCCAAGCACTCGACAAAGTCCAACCAGTAGAGCCATTATTAAAATCTCCGTTTGTTACTAAGTTACTACTAAGTATTTGCACGTCTTCTATTAAACCTTGTGAGTTTACTCTTGTGGCGCTAGAATTTCTAGTGAAATCAAAGTCTCCAATTCCGTCTGTTGGTTTAACGCTTAATATTTTACCATTATCGTAAGCCGTTGGAGTAGTTACTATACTCGCTTTATCTAATAAATTACTCATTATTCACAGTTTTCTAAGGCGGTTAATATTGTAGTCGTTCCTGCAGCGTTCTCGTAATACGTTGCTCTAGCTTGTAAAGTCGTTAAAAGGTTAGGTACTGCGCTTGTTACTGACAAGTCAAAGTATATTCCACCCCAGCCAAATTGCACTGGATAACCCCACCACGTTGTTTTATATATTTCTCCGTATGCCATTATGTTGTTAGTTTTATTGCTTCTGTTTCTGTTAATACTCTGTCGTAAACCCTAGCGTCGTGTACCTCGCCTTGAAAATATCCTCCGCTTTCTGTTCTATTAGTAAAGCTAAGACTATCTAAACCTGAAGGTATAGTTATTGATGTGCTTGTGTTTTTTAAAACCCCATTAAAATAAGTTTTAGCCTCATTGTTATCGAAAGTTAATAATAGTTTGTTTCTTTGATTTGGAACAACAGAAGTAATATTGTAGCTTAATTTAATTGTTCCGTTATCATAACTTCTTATTAATATACTGTTTTGTGTATAATCTAAACGTATCATATTAATTGGACTATTTTGTCCATCTGTTAAAACTATGTACGAAAATGAACCAGTGTTTGTTTTAAAATTATTAACGTCAATAAATAAGCTTAATTTACTAACATTAAATAAAGCAGCATTACCAGCATTTTTACAAATATCATTTGTTCTAGTCACTGAAGTGTTTGTGGTCGGCACATAGCTAGTAACATAATTATTCTCTTCAACTTGACAACCCCATAAAAAACAATTTGCATTTGCATTTATATCTGTACTATCAGTATTTCCGCTTGAGCTTCTAGAGCTAAAATAATTAGTTAATCCAGCTGCGGTGTCAGTCGTGTAGGTCATTGAAATTCTAAACCAACCATTTTTAAACTCTTTAACATTTGAGCTTAGAGCCGTAAAGCTGCTAGACGCTACATATTGTATAATTTGTTTAGTAGAAAATTGAAATCTTAAATCTACTCGACTAGGATAAGCCCCTTGTGCTCTAATAGCAAAAAAATCCCCTTCGCCTTGTTTTACAAAAATAGAAGTAGTATAGGTTTTAGCATCTGTTGATTTACCAATTCCGTCAAGAACAAAACTTGAATTTGTAGCCGTTCTTTGTAACTTATCTGCATTTAATTCGCCACTTGGAGATATTGTATTGTTAGCAGTTATAGTGCTTTGAATTTTAAGCCAAGCTGCATTATCAAACTCTTGACTATAAACTTGTAAGTTGGTTAATGTTGGTTCTAAAAGTAAACTAGGACACTCTGGGTTTAATGGGTCATAGGTTAGCCTAGCTTGATTTAAAGCAACCCCTTCAATTAACCCCTCTTTATTTACTCTAGTAGCATCAGCGTCTACTGAAACAGTAAAATCGCCGCTTCCGTCACTTGGAAGTATTGAGTAAAGCTTGGCATCGGCTGCATTGTAACCGCTTGGTATCATTGCTAAAATTGGGTTTTCCATTATCTTTCTGTTATTATTGAGGTAGTTGCACAATACCAAAATTCTCCGTTTACTTGTAACCTTAATGTAATTACTTGGTCTTTATTTATTAATAATTTTCTTTGAAAGTCAAATTTTACGTATTCCCTTACAGTATTTGTGTGAGCTTGAGTTTGTGAACCTAATAAAACTCCGTCGGCATAAACGCTAAGAGTTGCACTACTTCCGTTAGGAAACTGTTTAGTTAAATAAGGCATACTTACTAAACTTAAAGACGTAAAATAAGCGTTATAAGGTACTGGTATACCTCCATAAGAAAATGGAAACGCAGTATTAACGCCGTCACTATAAATAGTAAACGTGTTTACGCTGTCAATATAATGCTGCCAAGTTATAGTCATTTTCTCACCAGTAAGACCGCTCTTAGTGTACTGTCTGCTTTTAGCGTTTATTACATTATTTATCATCCTTAACTTTTAAAGGTGTTTCTTTTTTTAAATAAGCTATTAACTTACTTAAGTTTTTATTTTTTACTTTATATTTCATTAAAGTACCCAGCCGTTAAACGTTGTATTTGTATCTGGATTTATGTCGTTGTTTGTATTGCTTGTATATTCAGGAAACAAAGAACTATTAAAACATAAATAATCCACCAATCTAGTTGAATAGTAATTAGCGTATTCCCTAGCTTTACCAACTAAATAATCTACTTCGTTTTTATCTACAGATTGTGAATTTTCTGCTTGATGCTTATAAACGCCACCCTTTGCAATAGTGTAAGCACTAAAAGGAATATAATTCATTTGAGCGAACCAAATTAAAGTCGGCTGAATAAAATCTGTAACTAAACTTAAATAATTACCAGTTAAAGTTCCCGCTATAATATCAGCACTTATGCGATTGTATAAATCCGTTCCTAGTAAATTCTGCACGTCAATTTCTTGGGCCACTTTAACGAACTGAATTATCTTGTCATAATCTACATTCCCGTCAATGATAGAATTCCTTACTAAGTCTTCTCTTGTTATAAATAATGCTGTAGCCATATCTTAGTTTTTAAATCCCATTTTATTCCAGTAAGCGGCTGTATATCCAGCGTATTGCATATTAGCTGGTGCAACTGGTACTTCTTTGTCATTTACTGGAGCTTTAAAGCCTTTACTCCTTGCTGCGCTGGTTGTTATTGCTTTACCTAACCCTTTGCCACCTTTACGGGCAAAAGTCTTTCTAATCCACGCGTGTTGGCATCTAGCGCCGCCCTTATATTTCCAGATTGAATAAGTAGCCGAACCGTCAACCCCAAAACCAGCATTAACAGCCTCTTTATCCATTGCTAATATATCTTCTTTACGATATACTTTGTTTGCTGATATCATTTTATCACAAAAATTACGTGATTGACCCGTTTTAGAGCTTTTAACCCTTCTAGTATATTTGTATCTTACTAAAAATTCAACGCCTTCTTGACTATCTTGCTTGCTAGTTCCGTCTTGTTCACTATCTCGGTATGGTGTAGCCTTCCCAGTACTAACGAAATTCCAAATTTTAGCTAATAATGTGCTATCATCTTCTGTATTTAGGTCTGTTATAACCTCGTCTAATTGGTCTTCTAGCTCATAATCGACCTCTGCTTCGTGTTCTAGGTTGTAATCAGCTAATAAATCATCTTCGTTTTCGCCTAAGTCAATTAGTTTTTTAAGTATTTCATTACCTAAATCTTCTGGAAGTTGCTCGCTTAACTTAACGCCAGTTTCTTCTTCCATTGTTTCGCTGTCCATTACGTTTTCTAAGTCTTTAAACTGTAGCGGTTGAAGCGTTTTAAAGTACAATTTAAGCGATATCTGGTTGTAGGATAGTATAGTATCAAATGCATCTATTAAAAGCGTCTGAAACGGCTGTATAACAGTATTTTCCATTAATATACTTGCTGTTTCTAATTCTTCAGCGTTATTCCCTAATCCTGAGCTATCTTTAATGCCTAAAAGCATAGGTGATACAACTCTGTGCGATACCATTACCTTTTTAGAACTTTCGTCAGAAAGAAATTGATATTGTAAATGTGCTTCGCTTAATTGTATTGGCTCAATAGTTGCGGCGCTTTCTGGGTTGTCATTAAACGCTAAAATAAATTTACCTGCATTACTAGAACCGCTAAACTTCTCGTAAATCCTATTTTCAAGCATTTGACGTTCTTCGGCGTTTGGAGTACCATTGTTAAAGTTGATTAACATTGACGGAGCTAATCCATTTAAGATATTATTTAAATGATAGTTGCTTATCTCTTGTTCGAGCTCTGCATATTGTAAACCACCAGCATAATCTGGACTGGAATAGTATTTATATCCAGCTCTGTATGGTTTAACATACATTATCTCTATATTCTCTTTACTAAAGCCGTATGCTGGAATTCTTAAAGTGTTTCCTACGTTTTTAACCTTTGCCCAATTATCTGAATAATAATAAGCTTCTATCTCGCCTTTATCGTTACATTTTTCAGCTCTTAAGTTTTCTACTGGTATGTGTTCAACTTGTGCAATTGACTTTCTATCCTTAGAATAAATAACCTGCATAGCTGTCTGGCCCATAAGTTTAAGGTCATAACAAACCTTCCGAACCATATCCTTTTTAAGCAAAGAAATCATTTTAGCGTATTGGTCTGGCTTTTTACTTGAATTTAAAGCATCTAATCCACGCCCGTAAATCATTTGACTAATTCCGTTAATAATAGCGTTGTTTGTTGGGCTACCATTATAGCGGTCTATTAAATACTGAAAATAAGCATTATCAGCGCCATAAGAAACCCATTCTTTGTTACTAGTTTCCACTATCTCAGGTGAAGTGTAGGTGCTTAAATTAACTATTCTTAAATCGTTCATATTATAATATATTCGTTACTAGCA